GTGAATTTATGTCCCCAGACGGAAGAGTTCTTTTGCAAAAGAAGTGCGATCCTATCCCTGACAACTATAATCTACCAACAAAAGTGCCTGAATTTTTAACTGATTTAAAGAGGTCAAATTTTGGATTGCTTAACGGGAGACTGGTTTGCATTGACTATGGAATGACAATAATAAATACAAGTTTAAAACTTAAAAAGGCGGACTGGTACTAGTGATTAAGCCGTTGAAGCAAAAGCGCTGTGCTGTGTGCAAAGAGCTATACACCCCCAAGCGCATAGGATTAAAGATCACAAAGGTATGTCTTGATGCTGGCTGCGTATTGGATTGGGCGCAGGGAGTTAAGGCTAAAGAATACGACAAGGAGACTCGGCGGATGCGTTCAGAAATGAACAATAACGACACTGGGCTATGGAAAAAAAAGGCGCAGACAGAGTTTAATAAGTACATAAGGCTTCGCGATCATGATCAGCCGTGCATAAGCTGCCAGAAAGGCGCTGGGCTGTCTGGAAAGTGGAATGCAGGACATTACTACACGGTTGGGGCGAGAGGTGATTTGCGATTCAACGAAGATAACTGTCATAAACAATGTGAGCACTGCAACTCATACAATAGCGGGAATATTGCCCTGTACACGCCTAATCTGATAGCAAAAATAGGCATTGATAGGTTCAACGATTTATCCGTGCAGGAAATAAAAAACTGGCGAATTGAAGACTTTAAAATGATCCACCAAAAATACAAACTGAAAGTAAAGGAGCTAGAAAATGCATAAAAATCAATGCAGTAAATGCTATAATTACTCGCTATACGTAATGCCGGCAGCGGGTAAAACGATATGCGCTAATTGCAAAGCGGTATTTCCGATTGCTAAGAAGGCAGGCGCTTAGTATGTCAAACATAGCCAGCTACTCAAAAGACCTTAACATCGATGCTGTGTGGAGCGAACTAACCTACGTCTACCCGCACCACCGAGAAAAGATACAAAACTGGATCGCTGATAACGTCAATAAATCAGCCGAACGCTGGAAATTAATCGAGCGCACGTCGATGAATAACCTCATGACAATGATATTGATGGGTCGGATGCTCTAATCTTCCCCCGCCTCCCCCTGAGGCCGCGCATAGCGGTGTGGTGGCGTTACAACTGCCCGCAGCGCAGGACAGACCGTTTATTTTCACGGCTCCAGCGGTACCACTGCCGCTTCTGTTGACTGCGCCGAGTGGCTCACGATAAGAGCTTAATAAATCTTTACACTCCTAATTGAGTCATATTGCTTGCATATAGATAAAACATGCGTATAATGACACCCATGGTAAGCAATAACGCTAAGCCGATTGGAGTTAAGAAGATGAAAAAATTAATAACAGTAGCTCAGTTTGGTACGGTTCGTGATGTTAAAGAAGAGTCAGGTAAATTTTACGCATGGAACGAATCACGCCGCGAATGGTACAGAATTGCAAAAACTAAAGTTAAGGTGGCGGCATAATGAGCCGCTATTCATGGGCAGTAGGATTTGGAGGATCGTTTGTAATTTGCCACGCAAACACAAACGAAATGTACTCACAAGACCCATACGGTATCTTGTCGCCTGTTTTTGGCGCAGGACGATTCGAATTAATAGAAATTCTGGAGCGTCAAGATGAGCCCAAGTGAATTTGCAAAGAGCGTCGGCTGGCGCTCACTGAAAGAATGCGAGCGCTATTTGAATCTTGGCGAGAACTCAATTCACAGAACAGCAAAATCAAACCCTATTAAATTTCGCGCAATGGTTCGCGGAGCATGGCTGGAATACAATGAAAAACGTACTTGAAGAAAGAGCATACATGGCACTACAAGCAACAATGAGTGAGCCAAGAAACCAATGGCACGCACAGTTACTAGAGCAGCTCGATGATGAGCCGGTAAGTCAGAAGATCTGGCCACAAAGACCTGTTGAGCCATGCCGAGGCTATGACTGGCCGGAAAACGCAATCTAACTCCACTTGCCCGATATTCTCGGGCTTTTTTATTTGTGCTATATTGACAAGACTAAAACCAAACACAGGTAATTGATATGGGTTACATAATTGCACCAACGCTTGCGGCCGTCACCACTCAGCCGTTTAAGGTTCTTGATGGCGAGACTTTGCCGCTAGTATCTTCTGGCCTTTCTGGCGCCGAAGAAATTACCATCCAGTTTAGGCTTGATGGGGATGACTGGAAAACATTGACAGCCACATCATCTAAGCTAACGGCATCTCAAAGTGAGATAATTATTGTCTCTCGTGGTGAGTATAGAGCTGTTAAGCCTACCACAGTGGGATCGACGTACTTATCGAAAGGCGTACTATGATCATTGTAAAAAATAGCTCGTACATCGTCCTTGATACATACACAAAGGAAAAGATAAGCGAGCATCCTTACATTGATGAGTACACCAGAAAGAAGGCTAAGGCTGAGGCTGAGGCATCTAACGAACAGTGGAAGCTATCGGTGGTAACGCAATGACAGATAATCATGATGAAGGCAGTCAGGAAATAGTCACTAGATACCGCGCTCCAAAAGGCAACAAGTTCTGGATGGCAAGATCAAAACACGGTAGGGATAAAATATTCTCAACACCGGAGGCTATGTGGGAAGCTTGCTGCGAGTATTTTCAATGGTGCGAAGAAAACCCCTTATGGGAAGATAAGGCCGCGCAATATCAAGGTGTAGCGGTGGATGTTTCGGTGGCAAAAATGCGCGCTATGACCATAGAAGGGTTATGTATGCACTTTGGTGCAAATTCGAAATATCTTGCACAGTTTGAGCAGACATTAGATGTATCCACAGAAGAGGGCAGAGGTTTTTCTCACGTCATAAGTGATGCCCGCGATGTTATACGCCGACAGAAGTTCGAAGGAGCTGCTGCCGACCTGTTAAACCCTAACATAATAGCAAGAGATCTTGGCCTTAAGGACTCATCGGCTATAGAGCACAGTGGCACGGTTGACATAAATAAAATGTCTGATGATGAGCTTAACATAAAGCTTATGGCGCTGATTAATGAATCTGGAAACTCTTAATAGAGATCAAAAGATAGCGGCGATAAATCTTCTTCAAGAGAAGAAAAGACGCCTCGCTAAAATAAAATATTTAACAACCTACAAATCATTTTATGGGTGGCAAAGAGACTTTTGCGCTGCCACAAAAGATCATCATGAATGTTGCCTTTGTGCTGCCAACCAGATTGGAAAGACATACACAGGAACAACAATAGACGCCTTTCATTTGCTTGGTGATTACCCAGAAGACTACCCCGGCCATAGATTCGAGTTTCCTCCTCTGTGCTGGGGTCTTGGCTATTCAATGGAGAAGACAAGAGACCTACTTCAGTCGGCACTGTTTGGGGACTACCTAGGTAATCATAAGTTTTCTGGCGGCCTTGTTCCTGCTGATATGATTATAGATTGCGAGAGCGCTATGGGAACCCCTAACGCAATGAGAAGCGTACGCGTTAAGCATAAGCTTGGAATATCTACAATACAGTTCTGGTCATATTCTCAAGGGCAGCACGCCATTATGGGTGATGTTGTTGATTGGTTTCATATTGACGAAGAGCCGCGCGATCAAGCCATCAGGCCTCAAGTATTAACAAGAACAATTAATGGCGACAAAGGTAAAGGCGGAAGGGGAATATATACATTTACCCCTGAAAATGGCCGGACAGATCTAGTTATAAAGTTTATGGATGATCCTAGCCCTAGCCAATTTTTTATGAAGAAGGGGTGGATTGATGCGCCTCACATAACTGAAGAAAAAAGAAATATGCTTCTCGCGGCTTACCCTGAAAATCAAAGAAAGATGCGAACAGAGGGTGAGCCATTACTTGGAACTGGCAGAATATACGATATTGTTGATGAAATGATAGAATGCGAACCATTTGAAATACCTAATCACTGGAAAGTTATTAATGGTATGGATTTTGGGTGGGATCACCCGCAAGCGCACGCGCAAATAGCAATAAATCCCGATGATGATTGTATTTATGTAACAAAAGCATGGAAACAAAGCAAAGTTTCTGCGAATGATGCATTTGGCGCAGTATCAATGTGGGCAAGAAATATTCCAACTGCGTGGCCTCATGATGGCCTTCAGAATGAAAAAGGTCGCGATGATGCAACACAACAAAAAGAGCATTATGTAAAAGCAGGGTTCAAAATGCTTCCTGAAATGGCGTCATGGAATCCAATTCCTGACGGGAAAGGCGGCATGACAAGCGGCGGCAACTCAGTTGAGCAAGGACTTTACGAGATTGGCGATAAAATGAGAAAAGGATTATTTAAAGTATTCAAAGGTTTGCATCTTGTTACCGAAGAGATAAGACAGTATCACAGAGACGAAAAAGGGAAAATTGTAAAAGTAAGAGATGATCTTTTAGATGCTATCAGATATGCCTACATGATGCGCAGGTTTGCTGTTAGAATTGGCGACATTGGCAACAAACCGGTTATTAAAAGACCTGCCCCAATAAAATCAATGGGTATGATGAGATGAGTCTAGACCTAATTCAGCTTAAAAAAGACTTTGATAGCGACTATCTCGCCGGTCAGACAGTCAGAGAAAATGCTGCTGATGACTTGGTATTTTATTGGGTGACGCATTGGGATGATGCGATGATCAGCTCATCAAACTTGGCATATAAAGGCCAGTTTGATGTATTGCGCAAAGCTGGGCGTCAGATTATTGGTGATCTAAGATCGAATGAAGTAAGTATTGATTTTCATCCTATTGACGAAGCAAGAGAGGATGGCGCTGATTTTGTCGATGGGCTTTACAGGACGTCAGATAGGACTAACTCAAGTATTGAAGCATACGACTATTCGCTTCAAGAAGCTGTAGTGTGTGGTGTAGGCGCGTGGGAAGTATGCACAAAATATGAATCAGATTCATCCGGTAGCGATAAGCAAGTAATCGAGCGCCGATACATTCCAGAGGCGGCCAGTACAGTATTTTGGGACGCTAACGCAAAGGCATTGGATAAGTCAGACGCGCGCCGTTGTGCAATCCTATTTGCTTATACCGACGATGGCTACAAGGCACTGCGCGAAGAGCTTGGAATGGATGATGACACCTATCCTTCGTCATTTGCAGATCCTGCACAAAGCTATGCATTTCCGTGGTTTGTTGATGATAAGAAAATCTACGTTGTTCGCTACTACTATCGCAAGAAAGTAAACGACACACTTTACACGCTAGAAACACCCTACGGTGATACGGTTCAATATCGTAAGTCAGACATTAAAGATCAGATTGATGAGCTTATCGACGCCGGTTACACTATTGCCGATGAGAAGAAAATCAAACGCTGGGAGGTTAGGCTTTATATTGCCTCTGGCGGTGAAATACTTAACGGCGAAGATGGGGAAGAGGTGGCATGCGATTACATTCCTGTCATCACTACTTATGGCGAGCGCGCATTCGTTGACGGCCAAGAAGTTTATGAGGGTGTTACACGTTTAGCTAAAGATCCTCAGCGCCTACGTGACTTTATGATGAGTTATGTAGCCGACATAGTTAGCCGATCTCCTAGAGATAAGCCAATCTTCTATCCTGAACAGATACAAGGTTTTGAGGATATGTATGAGGAAGCGGGAAGCGAGAATAACTATCCATATTTACTTCAGAACAGAACCACAGCAGACGGCCAGCCATTGCCTATTGGTGCGGTTGGAATGCTCACATCTACGCCAATACCTAACGCGTTACTGCAAGGGATAGAATTAACTCGCCAAGCTGTTGAAGATGTTGCAAACCCTGGGTTGCCTCAAGACATCGCCGATCCAGATACGTCCGGCAAGGCCATACTTGCATTACAGAACAGGCTTGATCAGCAATCAATCGTATACCAGCAAAACTTCAAATCTGCTAAACGATATGATGCTCAGGTGTTTGTATCGTTCGCATCTAAAATAATGGACACGCCAAGAGAGGTGACTCTTACGCAGCCCGACGGTACTCGTACCCGTGCTAAAGTGATGGACATTGTTATCGACAAAGAAACTGGCGAGCCTGTTGTGTTAAACGACATCACCAACCAAGAGTTTGAGGTGTATGCAACCATTAGCCGCTCTTATGTTAGCCGCAAAGAGCAGACTATCGAGCACATCGACGACACGATCGCTCAGCTTCCACCCGGCCATCCGCTGCAAATGGCA